AACATTGCACCTTCGTAGGTTCCAATGTTTCCAGCCCAGAATTGACCCTGACCTGTTTCTGCATACTTGTGCATGTCTAGCCAGCCACCAGAACCTGTTTCAGCACGAAGGTCGTGTGAAATTTCTGGGTGGATACCTGTCCAGTAAAGGCTTCCCTCACGAGGAACAGCCTTGTTAGCACGAAGTTTTGCAACTGCACGACGGATGTTAGCAGCAGTGATTGTGTCAGTTGCTGTAACTGTGGCAGTTGAAGTACGAGCAGTTGAAGATGCTGAGTAAATAACATTTGTTCCGCCACGCAATGTTTCCATAGCCAACTTGTCTAGCGAGTCTGCCATGTTGTAAGCGATGATGTCTGCAACTGCAGGGTCAACATCGGAGAGTGAGAATAGTTGCAACTTACGAGTTACAAGTGAAGCATTGCCGTATTCAGCAAGTGTCACTGCAACTGTAGTTACATCTGAAAGAGCGACTGCATCTGGGTCAGTTGTTTCTGACGATAGAGCAGAAGTTACTGCTGCCAAGTCGTTGTAAATTGAGAATACAACGCTTGAACCTGGCATTGCCTGTTGAGCAGGGCGCTTGTCAGCCACTGAACGAATCAATGGTTGTGAACGAAGCGCGAACTCTACATAGCGGTCATACGCTGTCTTGATAAGCCCCGCTAATGCGGTGGTATCTGTGTATGCCATCTGGGTTCACCTCCTGGTGATTGGTAGTTTGAGTTATTGAACTGAAACACCGAGTAATGCGCTGAGTTCTGCAGCATTTTTAGCGCCTAGAATTTTAGACAATGAATCTTCGTCAACTCCTGGTGGAGTTCCCGTAGATACAACATTGTTAATTCTTGATTGCGCTTGAAGCGCTGAGTTGTTAGCCTGAGATTGCTGGGTTGCCCCTGCTTCCTCAGGTTGTTTAACACCAAATACATCGCCGTATTCATTCAGCCAGTTACTGACTGCTTCCTCGGTGACATCTAAGTCCTGAGGTATAAACGCTGCGACCTTTGGGTTAATACCCTTTGCAGTCAACACATCTTTAACGGTGCGTTGACGAGTCTGATTCTTTAATGTGGTTGCCTCTACTTCAAGTTCTTTCATACGCTTTTCAAGCGTGCGATTTACCTTGCGTAGTTGCTTAACGACATCTTGAGGTTGGTCCTCATCTAAGAAGTCATCATCTTCGTCATAATTGGTAGCCATCTACCTATCTCCCTTTCGTTGGTTGTATTCGCAATCCACAACATAGTTCGGGGAAACCATGTTGGCTACTGCTACCAGACTTTTACGCCCCCCTGGGCTGGTGTATCAGGGTGGGGATTCTTTTAGATGTTGCTTGCTTGCCTTAGGGAATTGCCCGTTACTCCACTGCCGCCACTAAAGCGTGCCGCTTCTCTTTCTGCACGCTGTTGTGATGCAAGAAGTTCTTGTGAGTCTTTACCGAGAACCGCATTAACTGCGCTAAGTTCTCCGTATTTGCCACCTTCTATTTGGGCAAGTCTGGCTTGTGTGTCAGCAAGGATACGGGCTTTGCCGAATGTTTGCTTAAGTGAATTAAGGTCATCCATACCCGCCATTGGGATGTAGGACTCAAGGGCAGCAGCGCCTCCAGGACTTTTATCAAATTTAAATCCGCCAGCAGTAGCAGCAGCGCCAATTTCAGCAGCGCGAACTTCCTTAGTAACAATGTCCATGCCCAATTTAGGGTCAAGCACATAAGACACAGCAGTGGCAGCGCTAATACCGTAGTAATCTTTAAGGGCTGCTAATACATCTGGTTGCTTGTTAACATGGTCAACCGCAAGGTTGACACGGCTTTCAAATTCCGTAGGCGAAACCTGATTGCCGATGAGTTCGCCAAGTTTAGTGGTAGTTCCAAAAACATTAACATCAAGACCATTGGCGCGAAGAATTTGGTCATACCCGCGCTCCATAGAAATGTAGGTGGCTTCGTTGACAGCCTTGCCTTGCTTTTGTAGAGCAGCCATACCAGGGAATCGGCTTGCGTATTCTGGGGTTTGGGTAATTTCAAGTCTAATTTGCGCAGCAGTTTTATCTTGCAAAATCATGTTGCTTACTACATCTGCAAGTGGATTTAAACCAGCCAATTGGAGAGATGCACGAAAATCTTCAACAGCAGTAGTTGTGTTGGCTCGTTGCTGTTGTTTCAATAAATCTTGTTGTTGCTGTGCAAAATCAGCATCTAATTTGTTTTGCTTTTCTAACCCAGCCTTAATCCCCTCAGCAATCAAGGCTTGTATTTCTTCTGCAGTAAGTTGTTTATTGTTACCACCAGGAGGAAGCACTGTTACTCCAGAGCCTTGAGGTGTAGCAACAGGAGTTGTAGTGGGGGTTGCNNAATCCAAACTGCTTCAACAAATCGTTCGCCATGTTGCTATAAGTTTCTTTAGCGTTCTTTGTTGTCTGCCATAGTGGGTCTTGTTTAACTGACTTTGTAAAATCTGCAAAAGTGTTAGCAGCGCTACCGTCAGGGCGCATTACCTTGCCCATCAAATCTTTCCAACTAATGTCTGCTGGGTCAACTTCTAGCAAACTAGCCATCTGATTACGGTAACTGTTTGTTACTTCGTAAAGGCTGCGACCTTGTTGGAGTTGTGGAGCAAATGGCTTGTATGCATCCATTGCTTGATTTTTGATTTCATTGACATACCACTGTGAATCTCTGCCTGATGTTTGGTCAAGTAAATCATGGTTAATGGTATCAAGGTAGTTCTTGTCAAGGTTAACGCCATAGTTCAAGGCTGTCTTTTTAAGAGTATCTACATAACTTCCAATGGCTCCGCCACCTGTAAAAATGATGTCGGCATTGGTGGCAAGGTGATGTGCAAATTGGTTATCATCCCAACCATTCTTCATTTTATCCATGGCAATGCCCTGAATCTTTGAAGTGTTGTCAATAATTTTACCTGTGGTTGGGTCAATTGTGTTAACCGCAATGCCAAGTTTTTCTAAAGCAGCATTGGTTGAGTCAATGTTGTTGCGAAGTTTTTCAGCAAAAGTTGCTGCATTGCGTGGGTCATGGCTTTCAATAAAGAATTGAGCCATAGATGGCAAAGTTGTTTGCCACCAACGAGTGCCCTTGAGTGCTTCTAAAAAGTTTGCTTCTGTCCAAGCGCCAGTTTTTGCTTGTTTGAAAAGGGCATCAATTTGAACTTTATCTGGACCAGTAAGTGTTGAAAATGTCTTACCTAAATAACTAATCCATAAACCCTTAACATCTGTTCCCGCTGGTGTGGTTGTCTTGTCACCTTTGCCACCAGTTGCAATAGTTGTTTTTGCGCCTGTTGTAGTTTGTGGAACGGTTGTTTTAAATGCTCCATCAAAAGGTTTATTTGCAGCAGCACCCGTTGGGGCAGTTGTTGCTCCCTGTTCATAGGCAGGGGTGCCAGGAACAAGGCTCTCTCCATTAGGACCGTAACGAAGTGGTTGCGCTGGCTTTGCCTGAGGATTTGCTGAATCAAAATTTTCTAACGCTTGTTGCGCTTTTGCAATTTGGTCTGGGTTTTGTAAATCTTTAGCCTTGGCTAAATCTTCTGCAAGTTTGGCACGCTTAGATGTTTGTTGTGTGCCTTTTTCAGTTTGATTTCTTTTATCAATTTGCTGTTGCAAATCGGAAATGTTAGTTTTGATTGCATTGTAAGTTGTTAAGTATGTGTTGTAATTTTTTGACCCTCTTGAAGTTGAGTCAATCAACCGTTGAATTTGAGATAAAGAACCATAGGCGTTACGAAGTTCTTCTTCTGGCGACCCAGCAACAGCAGTGGTTGGGTTATAGGAAGGGTAGGAAGGTGTTGCCATTACTGCCTCGCCTTCTGAACATTCTTAGCAATTTCGTTATAGATAGCGTCAAGGTATTTATTATCTTGACGGGCTGCAAACTCAGGTGTTTGTTGAACCATGTTAACAAGCGCTTGGGTGCGACCCTGATAACCTGTGCTTGGGTCTTGGTTCATAAAAAGATTTAATGCTTGAGCATACTCATTGCCTACGGCGTTGCGACCAAGCAAAGATTGCCAAACATTTTGAACATAGGCATTACCTTCTGCCTCTGTCCATACAGCACCAGTTCCAGTAGTTTGAGTTGATGCGGGTGCATTTTTAAGTGCTTGTGCTAAATCGAATTTTCCGCTTGCCCCAGTAACAGTAGGGTCTTTTGGAGTATCCGTTGCCATTAAATTACCACCGTATCTGATGCGAAGTAACGATTAAGGAATTGTTCAAACTCTGGACTTCCTGCAATTAACTGTGTTCTAAATTTGTCAAGGACATAAGCCAGGTCTGAGTTTGATTTAGCGGTAAGAACTGCTGAGCCACCTGCTTTTTCGCGGGTATTAAGCACATCGCCAATTTGTTTACGAGCATCAAGATAAAGGATAGCGGATTTTACAACTGGGCGGTTGCCGTTTTGTTCCATCCACTTTTTATCTTGAAATGTTTTTTCCAAAATTTGCGCACGGCGCTCATACTTTGTTCTATCAGGAGAACTGTAGGCAGAGTACCAAGCAAGGTTTGACTTAGCCTGTTCTTGAAGCCAAAGTTTTTTAACTTCTTTAACTCTAGCCATGGCTGGGTCATTATCGTCGGTAATACCATTTTGAATCTTATAGGCGCTAATTTGACCCATAACATTCTGGTATTCAGACCAGCCACGCTTAACATCTGCATCTTTTAATAACTCATCAGCGGTGCGATTGCGACGGTAGTTGTTGGCTGAGCCAGGTGTTGCACCATGACCGTATTGCCATTGGTATGCCGCTGAACTAAATGTGTACTTTCCGTCGCCATCATTGGCAAGGAAGCCCATAAGTTCTGGGTCACCCTGTTGTTGTGCATAAGACATCAAGTTGCTGAACTTGCGAAGGTTGCGAACCGTGTCAACGCTTGGCTCTAAGCCACCGACATTTTTTGAAAGGCTGATTGTAGCCTCAAAGAAATCTGGGTACATTTGAAGGAACTTAGCCTCGGCTTCGCCAGGAGTACCAGCATACTGTTGCTGGAACTGGCGGTATGTCTGAGCATAGAAGTCAATCTCAGGGGAAATGGCAAATGGTGCAGAGATAGAGGTCAGTGCACGAAGGAAGAAGAACTTGTTTGTTCTGCTTGTGATTTCGTCAACCGTAGGCGCATCAGTGCGCTTGCCTTGGTTGTAGTTGTAGGTTTCATACCGCAACATTTGGTTGTAGGTACGAACATACAAATCATCTTTTTTCCATACAGTACCTAAACGGCGAAGTACGCTTGGTGTAAACAAGTCGCTTGCCGATGAAGGCATACCTGCTGGAAAGAAAGGCGACAAAGCATTTTCTAACTCAGGGCGTTGTTTGAGCACAAGATAGGCTGGCAGTACCGCAAATGGACCGAAGCCTGGGTTTCCTGGCTGACCCTGTGTAATAACATCAAGGCTTGATAGCGGAATGTTAATGTTTGAGAATGAGTCTTGAATAATCCCGCGCCAAGATTTAGGCATTGAGTCAATGAAACCTTGTGGAACTCGTATTACTAAGTTGGTGTTTCCGCCCACTTTTGTAGCATCTGTAACTTGATTACCGTTTTGGTCTACAACTAATTGACCATTGACGACTTGAGAAATTACACGGCTTGCGTTGGTAGCAATAGATGGGTCCTCAGCCAACATACCGCCCCAGCGTTGTGCAGTATTTTCAAAGGCTGCATAAAACGGGAATAGTAGTTTTATTGCGCGACTACCCGAAGCACCAGTGCGACGAGTAATAGTAAACAATGTGCGCTCTACTTCGCGTCGTGATTCCTCACGGGCTGCGTTAACGGCACGATTGACTTCATTGGCAGTAAGTTTTTCAGAATCTTTAGCCGCTGAAATTTTGGCAATGTTAAGTCGCAATTGACGGTCATACACGGCAGATGCCAGTGGGTGACGAGCAAATACATCTTCTGGCAGTGAGCCGAGGAAGCGCATAAAACGACGGTTCATGGTGTCAATCAAGCGTTCTTGGTCTTTGTATTCTTTGCTTGTTGTCACAAGTAAGCCGTTGATTGGCTTTAAGTTTTCTGGGTTAGAACCAAAGCGGTCAACCAAATACTTTTGAACTTCTCCGCCTGACAATGGTGCGCCTGTTTCTTTAGCAGCGCTGAGCATTAAAGCCGTATCATTATCTGGGATGTAAAGTTTTACAGCACCACGGGTTTCTTGAATCTTCTTAAGAAGTTCTTCATCAAGTTCCCCACCCTTAAGTTTGGTGAAGCCATACCCTTCGCCTACGCGAGTGTATGTGTTGTTGGCATAGAGGCTACCCTCATGTGTCTTAAACCATGAAAGTAATTGTTTGTCTGTTTTGTTGTCAAGAATTTGACGAACAACTGGGTCCATGATTCCCGACTCAGGGTCGCGGAAGTGCATGTTTAAAATGTTTGCCCAAGCCTCAAAGTAGCGTGGGTCATTTGGCTGGACAAGGCGAACGCTACGCGAGCCAATGCCTGTCATAAATGCCATCTCTTGAGAATGAACCATGGCGTTCCATGTATCTTCTGCACCTGTGCGACCAAGAAACCACGATGCTCCTTCAAAGACTTTAGGCAAAGTGTATGAGTGACCATTGGCATCAATGATGTCTTGATTACCGTAGCCAAGTCGTTGCTTGATAGCCATTGACTCAGAAGCGTCAATACGAGCACCAATACGAGAAGCCATGTCATCAAGGTGCGCATGAGAGTTTGCAAACTCGCGGGAAAGATTTTCAACCGCATCTTGCAAGCCATTGTTAATCATGGCATTTGCGCTATCTTGATTGTAATAAGGTGATACGGCATTTTCTTTGCCAATTTTTTCAGCACGCAATGCACGCTGTCTGGCGATACGGCGTTCTTTAGGAGTAGCAAGGCGTTGTTCCATTGGTTCCATGACATTGGCTGCTTTAACTGCGCCTTCTTCTTGAATCTTAGAAACATAACGCTTAACTTCATTTAAGCGACCTTTAGCGCCAACGCTTTCTGGTAGCGCAATGTGAGTAACCCCACCAGCGCGAGCATCATCTGTGACAACAGCGCGACCGTATCCATTATCACGCATGTATTTAAATACTGGGTCATCAGGGTTAGACCAACCTTTTGAAACTACCCATGATTTAAAGTTTGATGCTTTGCCACCAAATACTTCATCACGCATTTCTAAAGGAATGTCGCCCCATTTAGTCATGTAAATAGGTTTGCCGTATACACGAACGCCATGAACGCTACCAACTCCAGCACCTACGCGGAATACTGAACGACGATAATCCTCAGGCTTGAAAGCAAATTCGCCTTCTTCGGCAATCTTGATGTTATCCCAAGTGAGGGCATCAACTTTTTTCCAACCGCCTGCTCGTTTAATTTCAACGGTTTTACCTGCGTTAACAGCGGAAATCATGTCGCTCTTAAGCATGTCAGTAGCCTCGTTTACAGTGGAGGCACGGCGTTGCGCTACAGCCCCTGCGGACTTAGCCTTCTTAAGTTCTGTCTTAGCCTCTGCCAAAGTTTGCTTAAGTAATGGCACATCCCATTGAGTTTTACCAGATTGGGCTAAATCTTTTTCTGCTTGAGCAAGTTGCTTGGCAGCGGTGTCAACACGCTTTTGTGCAGCAACTTCTGGAAGTGGCTGACCTGGTTCTTGTGTAATTTTTCCAGGGCGACCACTTGGAGTTTGCAAGTAATCTTCGGTAGAGTGAATTGTTCCAGTGCCAGTGTATCTGCGTGCAACCGAAGGTGATGCAGATGCGGCAAGAGCACGAACCCCATCAAGTTTTAATTTTGTATTTGCCGAACCATGATAAACGGTTACTGACTCTAAATCAGCAAGAGCGCCTCTGAGAAGTTTAACTTCATCTTCTATGGTAAGTGAACCAGCGCCAATACCTTCTGGACCAGTAGTTAAGCGTTGCTTAAACTTACCCTTTTCAAGTTCATTAAGGCGTTGGCTAACCGCTTTAGCAAGTTGTTGGCGACCCATGTCAATAGAACGGAGTTTGTCTGTTTCGCTGGCAAACTCATACTGCATGGTTTTTAGGTCATCAATTTTGCCAAGCAGAACATTCACATTGTCGGCAATGCGATTAAAGCCAACCTTGCGGTTATTAAAGAATCTATTTACTGCGTCTTTTCCGCCAGAGGCAACCACTGATGGCAGAGCAAATCCTTTAGCCAACATTGAAAGTTGCGCTTCTGCAAGGTTACGAACCGTGTAACCGAGGCGTAGCAATACCGAAGTTTTGAACACATCGTTGATTGTATCCATGGCAGCCAGACCCTTTTGGGTGCGGTTAGTAATGTCAGCCACATCAATGTTGCTAAGTAAATTTGGCAGCACTCTTTCGTGAGCATCTATACCATACTTGAGTTTACGCAAGTCCATGATAACAACTTGGTTAGCGGACTCGCGTTGCAACAAAGGGTTGTGCGATGCAACTACTTGGTCACCATCAAAATGGGAAATGAATCCCTGTTTGTTGTGGATAGCAATTGCATTGGCACGACGAGCATCAAAGATGCCGTAAAGTTTATCTATTTCGTCTGGGCTGTAGTTTGGAAAAAGAACTTCAACCGCCTTGGTTTCAGCCTGCTTAATAATGCTAAGGCGCTCACCTTCGGTGGCTGCGTTTAAATAACTGTCAGCAAAACCGCCAGCATGTTCGGCAAATGTGCCCTTACTTAAGACATTAGCCTCACGCAAGAATGTAGAAAATTCTCTAAAAGAGTTGCCATCGTTGACATTAAATACACCGCTTGGTGTTTCCTTAGTCAAATAGTTAACAACCCGAATGACTGGATGAAGGCTGGTCTTTTGAAAGAACTCTACTGCTGGTTCGCCAAAAGAATCTGCAGCAATCTTTTGAGCCTTGTTTACGGTACGACCCTCAAGTAATCCGCGTTCAAAACCGTATTTAAGTTCGGTTCCTGTTGAAACTTTGTCAAGCATTTCACGGTAACGGGTATCTTCTTGAGCCATCTTTGCTACATAGGAACCAACGGCAGTGTTGTATTCAGGTGTAGTAATGATGTCGCCATCAAGTTTACCTTCCAAAGCCATACGGTTTGGATGGTTGATTGGCTCCATGTTGTCAAGAACGGTGGCAATCTCTGGGTCTTTTTCAGCAATCTGTGCAATTGCTTGCTTGTCTTTAAGCATGACCGCACGGAAGGTATCAACTACTTCTTCTGGTGTCTTTGCTGCAGCAAACAAAAATGCCATTGCATCTGGATTGGTAACTTTCTTTTTAATCCAGTATGCATACTGAGATTTTGCGTCATTAGTTTCTGCAAGGAACTGAATGTCTTTAACTGCAGGACCTTCACCCTTTAAACCTTTTTCAAGAATCTGACCCATGCGCTCATCGGTCATAGCAAATTTACCGAATACAGCACGGGCAATCTTACCGTTAATGTTTTCTAATTGAGTGCCCTTGGAGTAGATAACAGCGCCTTTGCCAAGGAACCCAGTAAACGATAGTGGGTCAATAAAAGTAGATGCGGCTAAATCTTCGGTACCAGATAAGAACTTACCTGTGTATTGATTTTGAAAGGCTGCTTTTCTGTCCTCTGGATTAAAGATGTCAAAGCCAGAAGAAAGGAATTTAGCGTTGTTATCTGTCCAGTTTTGGAACCATCCGCTTTTATCTCCAGCATTTTTGCCAGGAGAGAAGGCTGCAAGGGTTGCTTGTCCTAAAGAAATCTTATCTTTGTTTGCATCAACGCGAGCGCGATAATCCTCAAACGACTCGCCTTCGTTCTTGTACTTGTTATACATAAACGGTGTATCAAGGATGCCAGTTTCAATTGCTTGACGGGCAATACCGCCCAGTTTGTATGACTCTTGACCTGCAGCGAGAAAACCTTTAACTGTTGCACGCAAAGGAGTGGTGCCAACATTGGCAACATCCTTTGTAATGTTTACCGCATCTGTATACCAAGGGTCTGAATTAGAACCAGCGGTAGCGATGTCGTGAAATAAACCTGGCAAACCTGTGAAATCAAACGCAGATTTTGCCATCTTGCCAACGGAATCATACCAAGTCATTAAACTTGTGTCCTCAACCATCGGTAAAAGTTACGAGTTGCGTTGTTAGCCGTTGGTGATTCGGCAATTCGTGCATAGATTGGCAAGTATGTTGCCAGTCTTGCGTAGTCCTCGCTGTTTTGCGCTGCCAACATTGAAGGCGCTGCTAAAACTTCTGGACCTGCGGAGTCACCCATAGATGCACCAGTGTGTACTGCTTCATCTGGGCGTTGTGTCGGTGCGCTAAAAGGTACAATTTGCTGGCTTGGTGTCGGAAGTGGCACAACTGGAGAACCACCACCACGACCTTGTGGCATTGTTGGTCCTGATTTGGACATTTCTGCAGCCTGTTGTGTCTGCATCATGTCAATACCTTCGCCGTATTCGCCACCTGACATGTAACGGGCGGCTTGACCGCCATTACCATTGCCACCTGTGGCTGATACTCTGCTATTGTTCTGTGATGCAGTAGGGCGATTGCCTCCACTAACCATTTTATACCTCCGCTATAAGAGCGCTCGAAATTTAATTGAGCAGTTTTCAAACTTACTCAGGTTTAAGATTTACTTTGAGCCGCGTGTGCCCTTAGGTTGCTTTGTGAACATAGTGGTAGTTGCGCCAGGCTTTGAAGCCTTAGGCATACCAGCGTTTACAGGCTTTGCGGTGTTAGCCTTTCCTGCTCCACCCTGATTAGCAGGCTTTGAAGCCTTGCCAGGTTGGTTGTTTGGATACTTTGCTGTACTTGTGTTTGCCATGGTTACCCTCCTCCCCTTAGATAGGTTGTCGTCTTAGCACTGATGCTTGAAGATTGGCTTGTCCACCCTGACCGAGTGAGGCAAGTAAAGTTTGAACATCTGGGCGACCGCCTGGGGCGATTTGTCCAGGGGCAACGCCCTGCATGCGACCCGTTTCGCTCATGCCCATTGGAAGTTGCCCGCCACCTGCTGCGCTCTCACCTGGTTGCCCAAGAGATTCAGGACTTACTGCTGCAGGGGCAGCAGCAGGCGCGGGATTCTCAGGTTGGAACGCTTTTTGAATAGAGATTTCGATTGGCGTTCCCTTTTGGCGTTCACTAATTACGAATGAAAGTTTGCGAAGGATGTCAGATGGGTCTTGTCCTTGACTTGCAAGGGCTGGAATTGCTTGAGCATACGAAGAAATTGCTTGTTTCATAGCATCACGCAGTTCTTCTGTTTCAACTTTTTCTTCTTCTTGAGTTGCATTGAAGGAAAAGGGCATTTGACGGCGTAGGAAGTCGCGGGAAATCAATTTATCTCCGCGGGCTTGTAGACCAAAGACCAATGCGCGGTTTGGGTCAAGTCCTGCCATCAAGCCGTACTGCACATCAACGGTGTAATCCTTGTCAATGTCGCGTGCGGGCTTGTATTTAATGTTGTATGGGGTTCCGTTGTAGATACCACGGAGTTCTTTTTCCTCATTGCCAAAGATTTTTTCATCTACCTTAAGGCAAAGCGACAACAATTCTGTAAATGTACGGGCAAACATTGCATGTGCTGTTTTGATTTGAGTATCAAATCCACCCATGAGAGCCTTGACACCTTGACCAGTGATGATAGAAGCATCAACATTGCCTGTGCGGGCATCTGGAAAACGAGAACCTAAGCGGAGTTCTTGTTCAAGAACCTGTGACTGTGCGAACACATTGCTAGGTAGTTCAAGTGGCACACGACGAATTTCATTAGGCTTGGAGGAACGCATAATTGCATCAGGTCCAAGGGCTAACTCCTGACTATCTAGAGGCATCGCAATCGGTGCCTGTACTGATTTGGTTGCTGCTTCAAGTGAGAGCAAGGCATAGCGTGCCTTGGCAACTTGAATAGCAAGTACATCGTCAAACTGACCGCGTGATTGGTCATCTAATGATGGGCGTTGAACCACGCGAATCATTACTTCGCCCATAATGTTAGGCGCTCTATCTAGTACAAGGTTGTTTTTCTGCGGCATGAAAAGAACATCTTGGTCTTTATCATGGTAACGAACAATCTCAGATACAGTTGTGGTGTTGTTCTTGTCGTAGATGAGGTGCGCAATTTCTGGATACTTAGCCATAAGTTCTTCGGTTGGCTTCATCATGCGTTGGAAGAACATAGTTACATGACCATTACGGTCAATTACTGGGTATGAACCAAGTGAATCAAAGAATCTAATGCGTGGCATTTTTTCGTCAATGTCAATTTCAACCTGTGCAGGTACGAAACCGTAGGTAACATACCTATCTGCAGCATTAAACATCTGTGTTTGAAGGTTGGAAAAGTCAACGATACCGTTAACAATCTCGCCACGCTTGTCAGCCTTCTTGCGCTTGTCCTCTGAAACCATAGAGGTTGATGTGCAACTGAATGAAGGCAATGGCGCAATAACTTCTGCGATGTCACGGGCGGCAATGTCCACCATGTTTGCCACGATAGGATTCTCAAAAGGACCATCGGGGAAAAGGTCTGGGTAAACATCACGCATCTTGCCCTGACGAACTTGGAGAACTTGAT